ATCAGGCGCCAGCATTTAGATAAGTTTTCAACTCGGTTCAAGTCTGCTTCGGGACAACAGTTCAAGAAGCAAACCTATAACCCTCTAGATACTATTGCTGCAAATGCTATCGGCAACCAGCAAAGAAGCGAACGATACATTGATTTTGATCAGATGGAATACATGCCAGAGATTGCATCATCACTAGATATTTACGCCGACGAAATGACAACTTTCTCGGCCCTGCGACCCATGCTCAACATTAAGTGTTCTAATGAGGAGATAAAGTCGGTCCTTGAGACACTATATCATAACGTATTGAATCTTGAATACAATTTGTTTGGCTGGTGCCGTACTTTGTGTAAGTACGGCGATTTTATGCTTTATCTTGACATCGACGATAAGCTTGGCATCCAGTCAACGATAGCAGTGCCGCTCCAAGAGATCGAACGCCTCGAAGGTATGGACGCGACAAACCCAAATTATGTTCAATACCAGTGGAACTCAGCCGGTATGACATTTGAAAATTGGCAGGTTTGCCATTTTCGAATTCTTGGGAATGATAAATATTCTCCTTATGGAACTTCTGTTCTCGAACCAGCGCGCCGGATTTGGAGACAGTTAACGTTAGCCGAAGACGCGATGATGGCGTATAGAGTTGTGCGCTCCTCTGAGCGCCGCGTATTTAAGATTGATGTAGGAGCAATCCCCCCACAGGATGTTGAAGCATATATGCAAAAAATCGTAACTCAGCTTAAGCGACACTCAGTTGTTAACAAAGACACCGGCCGCGTTGATTTAAGGTATAATCCTTTGTCTATTGAAGAAGATTACTACATTCCAGTTCGTGCCGGCTCAGCGACCGATATTGTTAATTTGGCCGGTGGTACAAATACCACAGAAATTGATGACATCAAGTATTTGCGAGATAAACTCTTTTCCGCATTAAAAGTCCCGCAGTCTTATTTATCTATGGGTGAAGGCGCTGCGGAAGACAAGACAACCTTGGCACAAAAAGATATCCGCTTTGCACGGACTGTCCAAAGACTGCAAAGAACAGTAATACACGAATTGGAAAAGGTTGGTATTATCCACCTTTATACTCTTGGCTTCCGCGGCGATGACTTGATTAACTTCAAGCTTGCCCTCAATAATCCTTCGAAGATTGCTGAGCTTCAAGAACTAGAGCACTGGAAGAACAAATTTGATATCGCCGGCTCCGCAACGGAAGGCTTTTTCTCTCGTCGCTGGGTTTCGGAACATATATTCAATCTTTCTCACGAAGACTTTGCCCGATGCCAGCGTGAGATGTACTATGATCGTAAGCAAGACGCCGCCCTACAAGCCGTGGCGGAAGCTGAAGCTGGCACAGGCGGCGGGTTCGGTGGTGACTTAGGCGGTGATCTAGGTGGTGACCTTGCCGGAGGCGAAGGCGGACTCGATCTGGGCGCCGACGCAGCCGGCGGAGAACCGGGTCCCGGCGGAGAAGAACCTGCGGGCGATGAGTCATCGCTATTGGCTGCACCACCAGGAACCAGAAACGCCCCGCGAGTCACCCCTGGTTCCAGAGGGAAAGTTTATTATCCACAGCGTACCGATTCACGTCCAGCCGGCGCCAGAACACGACACTTTTCTCATATCGGGACACCAGAGATGAACACAATGAGAACCAATAATTTAGGATATCCCGAGTTAAGATCTTTGGGCCGCGGCATCACTGAAGGTGTTTATGGAGATGACGAATCTATTTACTCATTGAGAGAGCAAAAAGAAGAGAATCGGATGTTGGAAATCAACAGATCGATAACAAATCTTTTAGAGGATCTTGAACAGAAAAAAATGAAGGTACCGGAGCAAAAAGATGAAAGCTAAACACAATAAAAAACGTAATACTGCATTTGTTTATGAGGCTCTGATTAAAGAAGCAACATATACCATTTTAAAAAATGATCCGGCCCGAACCCAAAAGGTTGTAAACGTTATTAAAAAGCATTTCACCGCCGACTCGTTGCTTAAAAAAGATTTAGAGTGCTATCGTTCTCTTTACGAAAATCAAGGCTTTGATAAAGAGACGGGAGAAAAGATTTTAAAAGAATCGAGGATCGCAAAACGGATGCTCGATCCTGACGCGCTGTTTGGTGAGCAGACAGGCATGATTAATGACGTAAATAAAACAATTTCTCCTTCTGTTTTTAATAATTTTGTCCCCAATTACAAAACATTAGCCACAATCAGTAAAATGTTTAATACTAATTCCCCAAAAGAAAAAGTTATTTTAGAAAACAGAATTATCGATAACATGGGCAACCTTGCCGAAGAGTCAAACAATAATATTGAAATTGACAATGTTGTTTATTCCACTTTCGTACAAAAATTTAATGATAAATATAGCGATGTCTTGTTGAGTGAACAAAAAGAGTTGCTAACAAGATATATTTCATCATTTACTGACAATTCTTTGGAACTAAAATTATTTTTGAATGATGAGATCGGACGCCTGAAGCATAAATTAAAAGAATCAGAGAACAGCGAAGAACAGTTCGATGACGCAATCGCCGACAAGACTAAACAAGTAATAAATATGTTGGAAGAGTATTCAACCGAAACAGATTCACAAAAAGTAATTATGACTGTCCTCAAGACACAACAACTTGTAAAGGAGATATACGAAAATGGCAGTGAAAGTTAATCTCATATCGCCCGACGAACCCGTCAAGATCAAAGTTGGGGCTGCTGCTATTAAGCCGGTCCCCTCCGTTACCTTGGAACTTAATATACGAAAAAGTCTCAGTGGAGACTTAATGATCTTCGATCATGCCGATATAGATATTGTACTGTCTTCGAAAAATAACAAGGTTACAGCATTTCCAAAAGAAACTATGAATGATATGGTCTATGGTGCACAAAACCGTCTGTTTTCATATTTGCGCAAAAAAGGAATCATAATCTCCGAGACAATCCAAGCTGCCTCGTATTACGGCGCGATCGAGGGATTGCTGGAAAGCCCCTATAGTGATAAAATAAACGCCGCTAAGTTTGCGTTATTAAATATTAGCAAGTTTATTGAAGAAGAAAGACCGTACTTTGAAAATATCGAAGCGATTGTGGCTGGAGTGGAAGATGAATACGCATACCCAGATAAGGCTGATTCTACCGAACTTGGCGAAGTACCGCAAAAAGCGCAACAGGGATCCAACCGCCCCGGCTTCATTAGGGATCCCTACTCATTTTCGTATATGTACACGATTTAAAGAGATTAAATGGAACTTTTATTTTTTATACTCTGTGCGTCTGGTTTGACGCAGATCATAGTGTATAGCGATATGCCGCTATTAAAAAAACTGCGGCCACCTAAGCAATTCGGCGGTGGATACGGAAAGGTCTTTCATTGCCCAATGTGCATGGGTTTTCATGTTGGCTGGATTTTAATGCTGCTTTCCCCGTTTACGGAACTATTTAATTTTGACGTTTCTGTAGTTAATTTCTTTTTGCTGGGTTGGCTGTCATCAGGAACATCATACATCATGAGCATGGTTTTCGGAGATAATGGAGTTAAATATGAACATAAATACGCAAACAAGCACAGCTGCCACCTGGACAAGCAAGTGGATGCTTCAACCAGTCAGACGCTGCTGTAAAGGGTCTTAGCTGTGGGTAAGAAGCTACTCAGAGAGTATTACGAACTTTGCGAAGGCGGTATCTGCCAAGATCTGTTAACAGAAGCAGAAAAGAAGTTTGTTGCTAGCGGTGGTATGATCTTATCTGGTCTTATGCAGATGTGCGAGACCGAAAACGGCAATGGAAGAGTGTACACGGAAAGTGTTTTAAAGAGAGAAATTCAGAAATATCAGACTTTAGTTGAACAAGGCCGCGCCCTCGGCGAGCTTGACCACCCAGAGAAAATAGAGGTTTCGCTACAAGCCGTAGCACATAAAGTTACTGCTATTTGGATGGAAGGCAAAAAGGTTATGGGCAAAATCCAAGTGCTCGAAACGCCCGCCGGCAAGACCCTGCGTGCATTAGTTGAAGGTGGTTGCTCTATTGGCATCTCTTCACGAGGCACTGGCTCAGTTATGGAGCGCAATGGAAAATCGATCGTTCAGGAAGATTTTGAATTAGTATGCTTTGATATTGTTTCAGAGCCATCAACCCCCGGGGCATATATGATGCGCGAAGCCAAGGATTTGGGTGATGTTAGTTATAATAAAAAAGAGCGTATTCAAGAATTATTAAACGAGGTATTGAAAAATGAGTGACTGGTCAAGCTATAAAAATGACAAAATAATCATGGAATCTTGGAGAGGCTTCTTAAATGAAGAAACACAAACTCTCACCGAACAAGAGATAAACGAATTACTACAAGAAATTGGCGGGATTAAAAATATGCTTGCCAGACTGAGAGGCGCCCCGGAGCAATATGCCACCGACAAAAAAACCGGGAAACAATACAAGACCAAAAAGGGATATGGGCGTGGATGGGAAGCCGCGCTTGAATCGTTCGATGATCAAGATGCTATAGAGGCAGCAGAACAATTGAAAATACCGGGCATCGATACCGTAGAAGATCTTGCAGCGCGCCTCAAGGCTCTGGAGGATAAAGCAGAAGCCTCGGGTGATCCCAAAGTACAACAAGCAGCACAGGAATTAACCAACGTAATTGCGCAAACAGACCCACCGTCCGACGGCGCCGATCAAGCTGTAACTCCGGTTGATGTTGAAGAAGTACCAGACGAAGAAGATGATGGAACGGGCCAGCTTCCTTCTGTCGACCTCGGCATTACCAGAAGCCTTTTACGAAAAATCGCATCGGATCCAGCCGCTGCTGCCCTGGGAACATTTAGGACAAGGCTAGCTAATTATCTTAAATCCGCCGGCATGCCGGGGTCGATTACCAAGAACCACCCAGTAGTGCAAGCTGTATTGAGCGTAATCAATCAAGCTGTGATGACTATTAGGGGGAAGGAGGAACGTTCGCAAACTAGTAAACTTGGTTTCGGGCCGAAAACCATGACCGATGTTAGCGGAGTTAACATGAGAGAACAC